CAATGAAGTCATAGTATACTAGGATATGGAATTATTGTCAAACGTGATGGCCTTTGATCTTACCAGTCATAGCATCGTTGATAGCACGTTCCATTTCTACCACAATGAAGCCTGTAGCATCGAATGCCATATCACGTGCGCGGTACTCTTCTAGGCCGCTCCTGCCGCCATGTAAGTGTCCGTGAAAGTGTAGGGCGCCTCTGTGCATTTGGTCCCACTCTGCGATAGGATAGTGAAACATACAGATACGGTGCTTGTCGTATGTGATGCTCAAATACTGATGTACTTCTTTGAAGCAACGACGAAACACAGGGTCATTCAACAACTTACGGTCGTGATTACCCTCAACGAGAATCTTGTCACCGTTCAAACGATTAGCAACCTTTACTGCTTTGTCAGCAGGCAGAAAAGCAAAGTCGCCCAAGATGTAGACCAGATCACCTGGTTGCACTGTTGCGTTCCATTCACGAATCATTGTCTCATTCATATCGTCAACGTCTTTGAAACGTGAACGAGTATGGGGACAAAACTTCATAATGTTTGTGTGACCGAAATGTAGGTCAGAGGTGATCCATGTTCTCATCGTCTTTTTCTCCAACTGTACTCTACACCGTCTGGACATAGTCCATCTTTGATTGAGTCAACTCCCATGGAGCCAACTATCTCGATACCTTCACCTATGATTAAGGTGCCTGGTCTGTTTACTGTCTTGTTATATTCTATGGCATCGGCGAGTGACATACAATTATGAACTCGCTCGAAACCAAATTTGTCTTTCCATTTTACTTTATACATTTTATTTCCATAATAAGTCGAAGTTACCATTCATTACTTTTTTCACACTGGCTTCGTTCATCGACTTGTGATCCTGAACTCTATCGTCTTGAAAACGATATGTTCTTATTTTATCGCCTCTCATACCAGAGCCGACTTGTTCTCGTCTATCTTCATTTACCTTGCTATGATAGCAGGTCATGAAGTTATTGTCAACTCTTTTTTGTATCTCAGCTAGAGCTTGCTGGTAGCTGTTCTCACGACTACGACACTGTGCGGTAACTACCGTACCTGACGGCACGTGTGTCAATCTACAACTATTTTGATGCTTGTTGCGATGTTGACCGCCGGCACCTGTTCCAGAATACCATTCAGTCTTCAAGTCTCGCTCGTTGATTTGATGGGTGGGACGTTGTGGGTCCACGATAGCGACAGTGACTGTGCTTGTATGTACACGACCCTTGCGCTCTGTGGGTGGGACACGTTGTATTCTGTGTCCACCGGCTTCTTGCTGTAAGCCGGATAAATCAGTACCTTGAACTTCTAAGTGAACTTCGCCAAGATACTCATTTATCAGGCGGGTAGTTCAACCCTTGCGTTCTGCGAACTTCTTATACGCTTGTGCTAGGTCTCTAGCAAACAGTTTACTATCTTCACCGCCTTCAGCGGCGCGGACTTCTATAACTCGTTTCATCTTTTGGTCTCCATCTTGGTATTTGTGAATCGATGTAGCGTTCTACTACGTCTTTATTTAGTTGTTTGAACGGCGCCTTAAGGAAGAATATCAGTTCTTCTGCTTCGTCTTTGAACTCAACACGGTGAACATCACCTTCGCTTAGCTTGGCGCCCATATTACAAATGAATGTGAAATTTACGCCGAAGTCTCTAGTGAGTACTTGTGGGCCAGACTCATATCGGCCGAACTCATATGGGTAATCATTAGGAACGTCAACGTAAATTTCACTCGGCATACCAAATCTCTTTAAAGCCTTCGCTTTCTTCGACTGGGTCGAAGCCATCAATCATTTGCTTCATCACGTGGTCAGGAATGTGTTTCCCTGGGCGTGATGCTAAGCGTCTTGCTAATTCATCTTGTGGTGGTGTCTTAAACACAACTGCGATAAACTCATATTGCTTAGCGGACAATGTGTTAAACTTACGACGGCGACTAGCACGTGTGGTACTAGTTTGGTCCCAGATAATATCCAAGTTGTTTGCTTGACAGATGAGGGCTTGGTTAGCCATCAACTTAACAGCAATAGGCATATAATCGTGGAACACTTCGTTGTAAGTCTTGCCAACTTCCTTAGCATGAGCTTCTACAAAGTTATCAGTAGATACTACAGGGATATCCTTAGCCCAGTCTTGTGACTTGATCCAAGTACTCTTACCACTGCCTGGCACACCAACTAATACATAACACTTGTTCATGACCATAACCTCAATGTTGACATAATCTCAGGCCAATCTTCCTTCTTACGAGGCGCGAACACAATCGCTACCTCTTCGTTGTCTAATCGGCTCTCAGTGATTACCTTATTATACTTTACTTTCTTTAGTTCTTCAAACTCTTCGTCAGTAACCATACAAGTTACTTTTTTGAATGAGTGATCCAACCACTCTTGTGTTTCATCTAACCACGAAAATGCTAACCATCCAATGAGACCAGCATGAGCCGCAGTGTTTAGTGCATGTCCAGTTGGTACCCACTCTTTGATAGCTATATACATTTTCATTGTTTTACCCGTTTCTCTGAATGATCTAAATCCCACTTGATAGCACAACCGCTCTTGAAACGATCACCCTTGTCAAATCTAACACCGTTTAAGATAAACGATTTCAAGGCGTAGTCTCCGTTCCAACTGTTACGTGATGTTTGAATGAAACCACCTGCTTCAAGTTGATTGCGCAACTTAGCGAACTCTGGATGATCCTCTGAGTGAGTAGACGAACACCTGTCTTTGCCTGCCAGTACAATCAATAGTTGCTCTGGCGTTAGCGTTTCAAGATGGTCATACAAACCCCACTTTCGGTGAATGGTCACCGAAGTAAGATACTCCGGTGCTATTTCAAAAGTCGTTACGGAATGTTCGCCAGTCATCAATGTTTGGCTTTTCGTTTTCGTCATAAGTCCATCCAAGTGCCTTCATCATACGATGCTTAACAAGTAAGTTAGGGCTACGGAATCGACCAGTGTCGTCAAAGCCCATCATTACGCCAACTTCGCATACTGCGCCACTGCGACAGATGCCGGCAAAGCAGTGTACTACAACATTCATCTTGTTGTCAAGTGCGTGTTTTAATAGAGCTACTAATTTAGCGGCATCTTCATGGCTGCATTTCATGGCAGGATCCAGAACTTCATCCTTTTCCTCAACATCAAGAAACTCAAAGTTATGAACTTCTTTGAATTGATGAGCAGGTGTTGGTCGCCAGCTTGCTGGGTCAACGATACTAATCAGCATCGAGTTAGGACCAGCATCGTGATGGAATCTGGTCGATACATCAGTTGCCGCTACGTTTTCAATCCATGGCATTATGCCTCCTGTTTAGTTTATAAGTTATGGTGCCAGTGTTGCTGACAGAGGAATCCCGGTCCTCGGCACTTAGAGAATGCCTACATACCACCTCGCTCTACCATATAGAAACACTTTCAATAATTCGTCGTCGCTGGCACAACAACTTTTCGCCCTCTGCCAGGAGGACCGAATGTTGACCGCTATTGCTTTTGGGCGGTATGGCATCCGTCGAAAATGTTTTTATATGGTAGGGGCACAGGGAATCGAACCCTGATAGACCGGTTAAAAGCCGGATATTCTAGCCGTTGAATTATACCCCCATATGGTCCCGCTACAGAGATTCGAACTCTGACCTCGATGATTAAGAGTCATGTATGCTACCAATAACACCTTAACGGGATGGATCGTAATAGTTTGTCTTTTACGTGCCATCCCTGACCATACGGGGGTCAAGAATGACACTATCGTTTACCTGAACGTTTCATGTCGTTTCCTTTTTAAGTTATGAATGTATTGTATCACATCCGAGATTCATTGTCAAGCGTTTTGGTGGATGATGCAAGGTTCGAACTTGCGACCTTCTCAATGTCACTGAGATATTCTACCGCTGAAATAATCATCCATATTGAAACACACTCTCGACGTAAGGGGTCTTTTCACCGCGCTGGTTAGGCTGCTTCATAGCGAGACTCAGGTACTAACCAACCTGCTCGAAGTCTGCTATCAGTGATGAATGTATTTCAATATGGAGCCCCCGAGAGGATTCGAACCTCTGACTCCCACGTTCGTAGCGTGGTACTCTAAGTCCACTGAGTTACGGGGGCATAATTTGTGGTGCTCTTACTAAGAATCGAACTTAGGATACATCCTTACCATGGATGCGGTATACCATTTACCTATAAGAGCAATAAAAAAGCCGCTTGATTAGAGCGGCTTTGAGTTAGATTAAAAACAGATTATTGTTTTTGGATCTTACTTACTAGACCAGCACTGAAGTAGTCTTTGTACATTTCGTACACTGGAGCTGTAGTAGCGCGGAACTCTTGTTCAGCTTCTACACTCATCTTAACAACCTTAACGCCACGTGCTTCGCACTCAGCTAGGATGTTAGGAATGTCAGCAACACTCTCACGGCGTTCTTGACGAGCGGCTACGAAAGCGGCGTCAGAGAATGCCTTTTGTTCTTCGGCTGTTAGGGTAGCCATGAAGTCTTGGTTAGCAATGATACTAGTCAAGAATAGTGAGTGAGCGGTGTCGTTAACAACACTGAAACTCTTGAACTGCTCTAGTGGGAACACACGAACGTATGTACTTTCACCAGCAGTGATTGTGCCTTCGTCAGCGGCTTGGTTCATCTCTTCTAGAGCGATGTTTTCCATTGGCTTAGCGCCTAGTAGCTTGAATGTATCAACAGCTACTGGTGAACGACTTGTACGAACTGTTTGACCAGCCCAGTCAGCGACTGTAGCGGCTTCGAAGTTAGCTGGAACAACACGGAAACCACCACTGTATGTGTAAGCTAGACCGTGGATCTTACTGTTTTGGGCAACGCCGTCTAATAGACTACGGCCGATTTCGCCTTCTAGTACGCGGTCAGCGTGACTGTGGTCAGCGAATAGGAATGGTAGGTCTAGAGCGTGTAGATCCTTGTTGTAGTCAGCTAGCCATGTTGTATAGATGTGACTCATTTCGATAGCGCCAGTATCGATTAGGCGCATTAGATCGGCCTTAGTTACTTTAACGCCGTCGTTGTATTTGTTACTGTAGTCAGTTAGACTTAGAACTTCAATGTCAAACTTACCACCGGTTTTTGCGTTTACTTCACTAGCAAAACGCTCAGCGACCTTAAGGAATAGGCCTACTGGTTCGTGGGCGATTACCCAACGGATTTTTGTACTCATAAATATCTCCTATGATTAAACAGAGTATTGACTGGGACCATCCCAGCACACTCTTATTTATCATTTGGAATCAATAATCTATGTGTATATATTGGTGGTGATAGGTGGTACCGAGCCACCCTCGTCGGCTTATGAAACCGCTACGCATCCGTCTACGTCATATCACCAGAATTGGTGGCCACGGCTGGACTCGAACCAGCAACACAAGGATTTTCAATCCTCTGCTCTACCATTGGAGCTACGTGGCCATAAGATTTCCCTGATATCTTCAAAGTACGACTTGCCTGGGTTAGGCTCGTGTAGGGTTAATACTACTCGTTCGTTTAAACTACGACTATTATCCCAGTCGTGAAAGATATCAGTATTAAACAAGATACATTCACCCTGTTTAGCTGTCATTGTTTTAAGAGGTTGATGTTTTTGAGTATCAAAGTCCGGGAGTTCCCTGCTTTTTGATGGCCCAGGTAAGTATGTAAGTTTATAGTTGTCACCATCCTGATCACTCCACCACCTTGTAATACACCTGTCATCCAAGATTCTGATAGTGTAGTTGATACTCCAGCGGTTACTCACTCCGTCTTTATGAACTGGATATTTGAAGCCAGGCTTACTTACAAAGTAACTGACTCGCCGATCGTTAAACAGAATTCTCTCTGCTAGTGGGGTTCGCTCTAGCAAACTAGATGGACCAACCACATAATTAAACATTCTGTCATTTTGTGGCTTTAGGGTATCATATATACCAGCGGCATGGGTGATGAAGTCATCAATCCCATCGTAGGTGAATCTAATGTAATACGGACTACAGTCCTCTATGATAGTATAAATCATAGCCTTATTTATAAACACTTTAGGGGTGACCACTGGGAATCGAACCCAGACTAAGAGAATCACAATCTCTGTTGCTAACCGTTACAACATGGCCACACCTAAGGTGTCTAAAGATAAATACAATATGGAAAACAATCTACGTCAACTAATCAACATCATCGAAGGTCGTAACCCAGATATCCAATATCAGGATAAAGAGGGTGAAGTAATCGCCATGCTTCAAAGCTACGATAGCCAGTCTTATACAAAGTTGGCGCAGAAAGTAAAGCGCATCGAACAACTCAAAGAAGAAATCAAAGCACTTGAGGATGAAGTAAAACAATCGACTCGTGACGATATTACCGACTTGTTCGACGCAGAGGATGCCGTCAAAACTCGTGTTGTACAAACAATGAGCTTTATTCTTACTTTAAGTAAGGATCCTGTCGCTACAAAAACGCCCAAGTACAAAGATATCTTGGCAGCCTTATCTAATCATTTAACACCAGAACTTATCAAAGTTCTAGAGGGTCTAAAAGAGCAGATGGTAACTGTTACTCAGAAATCACCATCACTAAAGATTCGTCCACTCGATGAAGGTTTCGTAAATTCTCTATTCGCTAGACTAAAAATGGCCATCATGAATTGGGCTTCACGTTACGATCAAAAACTAGCACAGCTACAGCAAATGGCTAGCTGATAATTGGTGCCCTTGACTGGACTCGAACCAGCACACCTTGCGGCACATCGACCTCAACGATGCGTGTCTACCAATTCCACCACAAGGGCATTGTCATGAGTAAATAAGACATGACTGAAAAAATATTATACACACCACTTGATACTCCGCCCGTACCTGAGTACGACTTAGACGGGTTACTAGAATGGTGTAAGCAGAAAACAATCAACACTCAACAGATTCCAGGCAGACTTGACTCAAGTAATGTTAGGGGGATTCAGGATAATTATCCGTGGCACATTGTGTACCCTAGAAAAAACTTTGAGTGGAAGTATGGGTTTGACGAACAATTCCCACAACTAGCTGATTGGTTCGGTAGGGCTTATGGCCCATCACTTGACAAAATACACGATATCATTATGCTACCCATCAAGAGTGAATTCACTGGTGTAGGTTTCTGGCATAGTGACCCTGATCGTTGGGGTATGCGTGTGTACTTAGAGAATCAGGAGCCTGGTGAGTTTCTTAGAATGATTCCTACCAAGGAGTTACAACAAGGTCGACCTAACTTTGGTCAAGGTAGTATTGATCCTGTATTCAATGTTGAACTACAAGACCGAGTGCTATCCGCTAAGTTGATGAATCCTCGTCAAGCATTTTTCTTGAACAGTAAAAACGCTGTTCATGCTGTAGTGAACCCAAAACCAGGACCTCTGCGTATTGCTACTATTGTTAGCTTCACGCTCCAGCCAGGCGATGATACTCTTGTTGAGTTGATCCGTCGTAGTGCTGAAAAGTACGATGACTATGTACTACGCTGGACAGAAAGTGGTGCCGCCACGTGAACTCGAATCACGGACCTTCCGCTTATCAAGCGGATGCTCTAACCAACTGAGCTATGGAGGCATTAACAGGTTCTCTTTTTACGTGCTACCCTTACACCACATCGGAGACCAACCCGAAGCCCGGATTCGAACCGGGACCCTCTTTTTTCCAGAAAGATTATTAAAGTTGCTGAAAAGAACCTAATGGTCAAACTAACAGGATCATCTTTTTAGGCGGTCGCTCTACCAACTGAGCTACATCGTCCATGAGAACGAAGGTGGGGGTCGAACCCACGACATACTGCTTGTATTAAGATTTGCTGAACTGATCCTAAAACTATTTAAATTTAAAGCCATACCTCTCGGCTAAGGCTCTAAAATATCTATTCTCATCGTTCATTATTGTTCTAGTTATCATTCTATCGAACCAATCAAATTTAATATATGTGCGCCATGTGCGCTTCAATTTCCTATTGTATTCTTCCATGCGAACATTGTCAAGTGGCTGATAAGTCTCACTGTGTACTACCATATCTTGTGGTAGTCGTGGCTTGATATCTGTTACCTCGTCACTATAACCAACAGTCATACCAAACACTGGCATTACCCTGTCTGGTAATCTCAATAATTCTTTCAGGGGCATTGTTCTAAATGAACCACAGAACATAACGCCTAAGCCTTCTATCTCGGCGGCTGTCGCAAATGTATTAGCCGCTAAGCATACATCAATGATAGAACGCAATTCAATATGTGCGGTATCTAAACTTTGTCGTGACGCATCTTTTACATTCCTGATATCAGGTGTTGAGCCGTATTCAGAGTTAGTAAAGATATTAGATAGTCTGTTCATATCTACTAGCCATATCAACAACATATCGCAAGTTTCTACGGCGATCTTATTACCCCAATCACTTATCTTGTCGGGATTGATTGGGTCATCAAGGGTATTGAATAGTTCATTCGGCACGATGCCAAGATGATTTGGCCAGCGTTTGATGAACTCGGCTTTCATTGCGGGGTCTTTGATAACTATCACTGACCATGTTTGAGCCATCGAGCTAGTTGGTGCTGACTGCGCGGCTGCTATTAGCTTTTTAAACAATTCTTCAGGAACAGGCTGTCCGTTATAGACTCTCTTTGTAGATCGACCGATTATCTTTTCAACCGCATCAGTGACAGGATATGTATTATCCCCACATAATCTATTGTATCTGGCGCGGTAATTGCTCATTGCTATTTTATATTATTTGGCACCCCCTGATGGACTCGAACCACCGAATGTCGGAATCAAAATCCGATGCCTTACCAACTTGGCGAAGGAGGTATAAATCTAGTTTATAAATATACTTATGTTAGAATACGTTTATAAATTAAATTTGCCATCGATACGTGAAGTATTGTTGCCTGGCAAATACGAGGAGATATTCGCCCCGAGTGATGCCGTAATCTTTATGCGTAGTATCAGTTCCTGGACATACTTAAAGCCAGAACACCAGGTAGTCAATGGCTACACGATGGATCATTCGTTACTATTCTATAAAGCCGGCGGCGCACCTGGTGTCGTACACGATGATGGCGACACTGTGTGGGCTTTAAACTATATCGTAGGTGGTTACGGCAAGTTGTGCTACTATGATCGCAGTAAGTTAGGAGAGCCAGAAATAATGGCTGATCCTGTTGATAACTATCGCCCTGTCTATAAAGATACCAATCTACCGCCAGATAGAACTTACAATATGTCACCTGGTGTACATCTAGTACGCACTGACCAGCCACATCTACCATACGGTTATGGCAAAAGATACTCGCTCAGTATTCGAGCTATAGAAGAACAACTAGTACTACCATGGGAGACTGTTGTTGATAGCTTTAAAGAATACATTATATAAGTGGTGCGGGTGGAGAGAATCGAACTCTCAACTAAACGTTGGCAACGTCTGATTTTACCATTAAACTACACACGCAATAACAGGATGATGTGTCTAAGCCGGGACTCGAACCCACGACACGCCCCCAGCGGGCCAGCCTGCAGAAAGTTTGGTTGCAGAAAAGTTGTTTACTGTATTCATCCTAAACTTGGCAGAGGTAACTGGATTCGAACCAGTGTTCACGATTTCAAAGACCGTTGCTTTAGACCAGACTAAGCTATACCCCAACAATATGGTCTCCATACTAGGATTCGAACCTAGACCACTCGGCCCCAAACCGAGTACGCAACCTGATAACGCTTTACAGAGATAAAATTTGGCGAGCCGCGAGGGATTCGAACCCCCAACATATGGTTTTGGAGACCATCGTTCTGCCAATTGGAACTAGCGACTCATATTTGGTGGAGACCGAGGGAGTTGAACCCTTCTAGACATCCTCCTTGCAAGGGAGAACCGTAGCCCGCTACTGTCCCCAAATTGTGTGGCCCCACTGCTAGGATTCGAACCTAGATTTCTTCCTTGACATGGAATAAGAAGATTGCTGAACGTACTCTAAAAACAGAGTCACCCTTTTATAAGCGTCCTAACCATTAGACGACAGCGGGATTAAATTGTGGTGCCCTAGGAGAGACTCGAACTCTCAGAACCTTGGGTTTGAATCAAGTACGTATACCAATTCCGTCACCAGGGCATTATAAAACAGGATAGAATTTTTACAGGTTGAATTAAAAGTTCAGTGTATAAATGTTGCTGTTACTATCCTAAAACTTGGCGGAGAGCAGAGGAGTCGAACCCCACCCGCGATTAAGCAGGACCGGGTTTTCAAGGCCCGTCGCAGGACCATCCCCGCTGCATTACTCTCCATGTTGTGGCGATGCGTGGGAGAATCGAACTCCCATCTACGGATAGACAATCCGCGATAATAGCCATTATATGAACGCACCTAAATCTTGGTACTCAGTACGGGAATCGAACCCGTCTTTACAACTTGAAAGGCTGTCGTCCTAACCGATAGACGAACTGAGTATAAATTGGCTCCGTATCTGGGAATCGAACCCAGCTAATCATTGATTAACAGTCAAGTCCTTGCACCATGCTTGGATTCTACGGAATAAATTTGTGAGGGAGTACACGGCGTTAAACTGTCGGCCTATGCCCGCTTAACTTCTGTCCCTCGGCAGCTATTTCCGCTAATGATGATTTTCATACCCCTACTAGACCGACTTTGCCTATCGTTCGTCACGGTGCGCTTTCGCGGTGCGTGAAGCCCGGGAAGTCTCTCCCGGGTCGGTTTCTATCTACTCATACTACTAATCAACATCTTAGTATCTTGGTTCCTCGAACAAGAATCGAACTTGTGTCTCAGCGTTATCAGCACTTTGCTCTGCCATTGAGCTACCGAGGAATAAATTTTGGTGGAGCAGGTAGGGATCGAACCTACTTGCCGAAGCCACGGGG